GTCACCCGTGGATTTCGTGTTCGACACGACGGCGAAGGACTGGAAGCACTGCCAGTTCGTCGGCAACCGCTTCGTCGTGGACGCGGAAGCGCTGAAGTCGGTCGAGGGATACGAGCACGTCGACGAGCTGTCCGAGGCTGGACTTGGGAATCCAGTGTCAGAGGGAGAGATGAGCCCGGCGGACATGACTGGCGGCGGCGTCCGCTACAGGTCGTACCGTCCCCGCTATATCCTGTGGGAGATATGGCTGCCGTTCGAGAATCTAATCGTGACGCTGGATGAGGAGCTTGACCGAATACTCCGCGTCCAGGAGTGGACTGGCCCCAGGGAGGGACCGTACATCATCCTCAGCTTCAACGAGGTCCCCGACAATATCCTGCCCCTTGCGCCGACGGCGGTCTGGAGCGAACTTAACGTGTTCGCCAATGAGCTGTGGCGGAAGATATTCCGTCAGAGCAGGCGGCAGAAGTCAATAACGGCCTTCGCTGGCGGCAGCGAGAAGGACGCCGAGCGTGTCCGCAATTCGGCGGACGGCGAGGTGGTCCATGTCGACAACATGCGCGACATCCAGGAGCTTCGCTATGGCGGCCCCGACCAGCAGCTTCTTGGACTCGCCGCCGCCATCGAGCCTATCTTCAGCAGGGTCGCAGGCAACCTGGACGTGGCGGGCGGACTCAGCAACGTCTCCCCGACCGCGACTCAGGACGCGATTCTCAATCAGAACTCGTCCATCAGGTTCGACAAGATGGCGTCCACCGTATCAGAGTTCGCGGGCGAAATCTTGAAGCAGCTTGCGTGGTGGATGTGGACCGACCCGTACATCGACCTCCCGCTGGTCAAGCGCATCGGCAAATGCATCGAGATTCCAGTCTCGTTCGACGAGCGTGCGAAGCAGGGAGAGTTCTTCGACTACACGTTCGTGGTCGTCCCATACTCAATGACGAACAAGACTCCGGAGCAGATGTTCCAGCTGGTCGTCCAGGTCCTGCAGACGCTGTTCATGCCATATCTCGAGATGGCGATGCAGCAAGGCATCAGCATAGATATGCAGGAGCTGTTCAAGCTCGTGTCCAGATGGCTCGACATCCCCGATCTCAACTCCATCCTTTCAGTCGGCGACCCGCAGCCGCCGCAGCCCGGCGAGGGGCCGAGAATCCAGAGGCCGCCGACGCATTCCGTCTATGAGCGTGTCAATCGTCCTGCTGCCGGATACCAGTCGCAGATGAACGCGGTCGCACGGGCGGCGATGGGCGAGAACCTTCCGATCGATGTCAGAGAATCCATAGGGAGGTCGACGCAATGATCTACTGCTATAGATGCCCGACGTGCGGCAAGACGTTCGAGAGAAGACTGAGCATGAGCGAATGCGACGCGCCGCAGAAGTGCGAGTGCGGAGCCGTGGCGAACCGTGATTTCGTGACCGAGCATCTCGGACAGAGGAGCGGCTCGTCAGGCTGGCCGATGGAGAGCGAGGCGGCGGGAGTCCATCCGTCGCAGATAGGAGAGGCCCGTGAGCTCATCCGAAGCAAGGCTGGCGTGGACTGCCAGTTCACCCACGAGGGGAACCCGATTTTCACGTCCATGGAGCACAGGCGCAAATGTCTGAAGGCAATGGGCTATCAAGATAAACTGGCATACTACTAGGAGAATTTATGAACCTGAACGAAAACACTACTGAAGGATCCATGACGCTGGAGAACGCCGCTCAGGCAAAGACCGAGGACGACAAGGCGCTGGAGCATATTCAGCAAGTGCTCGACAAAACGGCTGAGGATAAAGACGGCGAGAAAGACGGCGATGCTAAGTCCGGTGACAATCCCGACGACGTAGCTGAAGGTACCACGCAGTCTGCCGAGAAGAAACCTGAAGCCGCAGAGGAGGGCGACAAGAAGCCGGAGGATAAGAAGAACGGCGGTGACGATCCCGAAGTTCAGAAGCCCGACGGCGACAAGGACGGAGAAGGCGACGGCGAGACCAAGAAGGAAGACGGGGCAAAACCTCCGGCGGACGACAAGGTCAAGGCACTGCTGGATTCAAAAGTGTTCGAGAATTTCCGCAATGAAGGTGTCCTCTCCCAGGAGGAGTGGGGCACTCTAATGGATGGAATCGAGGCGCTTCTGAAAGAGGTTGCAGACAACCGTGACCGTATCCGTGACATCAGCGCATTCGCGGAAAAGCAGAAGGCCGAGGAGTTCAGCACAAGATTGGATTCTGTGTTCGACGGTCTCGGCGACGAATTCGCGGAGGCGTTTGGCAAAGGTGCCGCTTCAAAGCTGGACAAGGCTCTGATGGACAACCGCAACGAGGTCCTCAAGAAGGCCGAGACCCTGATCCTGGGATACCAGGCGCAGGGCAAGGAGGTCTCTCTGGAGGACGCAGTGAAGGAGGCCGCGGGCCTCTGGGCGTCCCAGAACTTCAAGCGTCCGACGGAGAGACGGCAGCAGGACAGGCGCGGCCAGTTCATCTCCAAGCCTGCGGGCGAGAAGCCGCCTGCGGCGAAGGGTGACGACGCTGCACTTGATTTTATCGAGAAATTCAAAAAAAACCATGAGGGATAACAACTATGCCAATGACGCATGAAGACATTCGGGACCTGATCCAGGGCACGATCAACACGCTGCCTCCGATCAAGTTCACCCAACTGTCCCAGAAGTATCAAAACTACCACATCTATCCGACGATGTTCAAGGGCAGCGGTGCTGACATGGACGTCGAGACGCAGAGCGGAACCGAAGTCGAGTTCGACGCTTTGGTGAAGAACAGCGAAAACGCAAAGAACGTCGGCCTCTACGAGCCTGACACGACCAGCGTTGTGGACGGTCTCACCAAGGGCAAGGTTCCGTGGCGCTATACGCAGACATCCTACTTCTTCGAGGACCACGAGGTCGAGATGAACAGCGGCAAGCACCAGCTGCTGAACCTCATCAAGACCCGCCGCGAACAGTGCATGCTGAATCTCGCGGACCTGCTCGAGGAGAACTTCTTCGGCTGCCCCGACGATTCCAGCGACAAGACGACTCCGTACGGTCTCTTCTACTGGCTGGTCAAGTCCAGCGACTCTACCAGCGCCACGTCGAACTGCGGCTTCAAGGGCGGAGCGCCCAGCGGTTTCTCCACGGTCGGAGACCTCAACCCGACCACCTACCCCGCGTGGAAGAACTACGTCGCACCGTACTACAGCATCAAGCCGTGGGACAACAGTGGCACAACGGTCATCGGTGACCTCGCGCCGAAGCTGCGCCGCGCATTGAAGTACACGAACTGGAAGTCGCCTCTTGGCGGCGAGGAGATGGGCAAAACCTTCGGCCTCCAGTACAAGCTCTTCACCAACGTCGAGACCGAGTCCCAGATCGAGGAGATGCTCGAGGACAAGAACGACCTGATGTTCAAGTCCGACCTCACGCCTCTGTACGGCAAGACCACGTTCAAGGGCCATCCGTTCTACTCCGTCGCGATTCTTGATGGCGACAGCTCCAACCCGATCTACGGTGTCAACACGTCGACCTTCAAGATGAAGTTCCTCAGCAACTTCAAGATGCGCGAGTCCACCGTGCGAGACGCTCCGAACCAGCACCTCGTCAACATTGTCTTCGTCGACAATGCCTACAACTGGGTCTGCACCAACCGTCGGCTCAACTTCGTTCTTTCCAAGGTCGGCACCTACGCACCCTAAGGCCATAAGGAGATATCGACATGTCAATTTTCAACACCAATTCAATCGGGCCCGAGAAGTTCGAGCCCTGCATCACGCGCAAGGTCTTCTTCACCGGCTCGACTGCCGTCAAGAAGGGCCAGGCGCTCGTCTGGGACCTCGCCCCGTCCAGCGGCCAGCCCGCTGTCGGCCAGTGCGTCCGTGCTCCCAGCTCAACCTACAAGTACCACTTCGCAGGCGTCGCTCTCAAGGCGTACGCCGCCAACTCCGCTGGACAGTGGATTGACATTGCCCTTCCCGGCAGCGTCTGCCATTGCCTTGTCGGTCCCGCGACCACCGCTGGAAGCACGACCGTCGTCTTCGCGCAGAATGGCCTCTTCGGCCTCCGCTCCACCACGAGCATCGCAGTGTCCACCTCCACGGCCACCATCTCCGCCTGGCAGGAGGAAGGCTGCGGAACGGCAGTCGCTCTCGAGACGAACGGAACGGCGGCTGAAGCCGGCGTCCTTCTAAAGTGCCTGCTTCTTGACGGCACCGATGCGGTCGCGCCGTCCTACAGCTATTCGGCTTAACGACGATGGAGGGGCAAGGGAATGGCAGACAGCGCATTGAGCCTTGACCTCTTCTCCCTTCGGGCTGAGGTCGCCTACTTCCTAGGGAAGGGGCGGCCAAGCACCGGAGAGGAGTGGGAGGCATTATCGGAGAGCGACAGGCGGATGATCGACGCCCACATCGGCGCAGGTCTGCGTATGTTCTACACTGCCTACTCCTGGTCCTTCCTCCGTCCGTGGGCTGTGCTTACGCTCGTTCATGACACATGGAAGATAGATCTGCCCGATGACTTCGGGTTCTGCAACGGAAATGTCAATGTCCAGAAATCTGACGGCGGACGTTTCGTCATGCAACTCATCGGGCAGACCCAGATTATGGGGCTAGACCACGGGAAGCACGCCTGGCCGAGGTTCTACGCCATATCTCCGAAGTCCATGCCCCTTGACACGGGACAAAGGTTCGAACTCATGGTCTGGCCGACTCCGCTGGAGGATGTCGTGATTCATCTTCGGTACAGCGTGCTGCCCCGCACGATAACGACTGACTATCCTTATCCGTACGGTGGTCTACTTCACGCGGAGACAATCCGCGAGGCGTGCCTTGCCGCTGCGGAGACGGACACCGACGACCAGGTCGGCGCTCATCGCCAGCTATACATGCAGCAGCTTGAGCAGTCGAAGCGCATCGATGCCGAGCAGTCCGTCGCCGACAATCTCGGGTACAACGGAGACGGCATGAAGCCGATGAGAGGCAAATGCGGCATAAGCCTCTTCCTGAACGGCAGACATGTCAACCCAGTCTATGAGAATGAAGACAATGGCGACAATTCAGACTATTGGAGGCCATGATGTCTTTGAACAGAATCTATCATTTTTCCCTCACACGCGAAAAATATGAACTTGCCGTCAAGTCTGAATATGCGATATATTTTGTCACAGAGACGGACGGCACCATAACGATCTACAAGGGAACGCAACGCTGCTCGAACGCGCTGGTCATTGTCGATGCGTTTCCGCTGACGGGTGAACCTGGACTGTTCTACTACTGCCCGTCGGCAGGGCAGCTCAGGGCATGGACTGGCGAGTGGGTGACGTTTTCACTTGGCTCTGCCTCCTCCAGCGGCTCGGTGACGTGGGAGCAGGTGTCAAGCAAGCCGTCTGCCTTCACGCCAACCTCCCATTTGCACAGCCAGGCTGATGTGTCAGGTCTTTTGTCGGCATTGTCAGACAAGGCGAACGTTTTGCATTCCCATGCTATGTCTGACATTACGGGGCTTGAGACCGCGTTGGAGAACAGCCAGGGGGGGACGCAGACTGTCATATCGCCTACGATTTCCGTCGGCACTGTCAGCACTCTCCCTGCGGGCAGCAACGCGGCTGCGGAAATCACGTCCGGAGAGAACAACAGCTTCATCCTGGACATTAGCATTCCTCGTGGCTCAGACGGAAGCAATGGTTCCAATGGGTCGAACGGGTCGCCTGGGGCAAATGGAGTGACACCAGTCATATCCATGGGCGGGGTGTCAACTGTTGACGCTGGCTCCAGCGCGACTGTCTCGATGTCAAGCGCTGGCTCGACGTACACTTTCAGCTTTGGCATTCCCCGTGGCTCCAATGGCTCAAATGGGTCGAACGGAAGCAATGGCTTGACTCCAAGCATTACCATCGGCACTGTGACCACAGTCTCTGCTGGCGGCAGAGCGACGGCGTCCATTGGTGGTACTGCCCCAAACTATCTTTTGAATCTCGGTATTCCAGAAGGACAGCCAGGTTCTAGCGGCAGTTCGTATGTTGTGCCTGACATCGACATCTATCTTCGCATCGCCGAGCTTCTGAACTCGTCCGCAAGCCCGCTGGTGCAGAAAGTGTCAAGCATCTTGAAATTCATTCCTGCATCGAACATGGGCTATGAGTCGAATACGGAATTGACGATGACGAAAGTCATTCTTTCGTCTGGAGACTTGCAGCGTCCGGCATACGTGATGACGGCTGCGAACGGCACACCGCCGACGGAAGGCGCAAGCTATACCCCGTCTAGCAGCGAACTGGTTTGGGTCCAATTGCACAAATATGAATTTAACTATCTCTATTACCGCTATTTCAATGATTTCAGCAGAGACTATGTTGACGTCGACGTGATGGACGCAATGAACAACGGCTATACCTTCTCACCGTATTCCCCGTCATTGCATTATGATGAGGAGCTTGAAGGACTTGTGGTAAAACATTCCGATGTACTTCTTGCCAGGCTGAAGAACACTGTGGACCCCAATGGAGACTACTTGAACACAAGCTGGGCATTTTCAAACAGGACATCCGCTGAATTGTATCAAGAAATTATCGGTGGAAAATACGTCGCGTGGGATTCGCAAGCATGGTATCTGGTAAAATTCAACAGGATTGCGACGAAGCAGCTAGATCCAAGCCAGGGAGTGATTGAATATGTGACGGCTCCATATTGGTTTTTTGATTTCATTTCCGACAGTGGAACAAGCTTCATCTCATGGAATGAGGACTATTTCACTGAAGGCACAATTGGGGAAAACAATGGCGCCATCGTGAAAACACAGACATTCTCCGACGAATACTATGTTACAGGTAATTCGCACGCCACCTACAAAATACAATTCGTGAAAACCATAACGCATTGCAGCGACGACCAGCTGGAAAATTACTTTGCCAAATACGGCATCGACATGACTGTGACAGACTGGTGGGAGGATCTCATTGGCGGCATCAGGCAACTTCTGGAAATCAACAGGGACATCCGGGCGACACTTTTCAAAGAACGAATCACGTTCGCAAAGCCTACGGACGCGACGGGCCTTTCGATTTTTCAGATAGATTCCATTGCCGAGCAAAATGTGCAGAACAACCAGTATGAGATGGAACAGTCCGGTGAATGGTATCCGGCGGACAATTGGATAGAACTGGTGGACGGCCAGGGATACAAGGCGAAAAGCTGGGCGGATGCAGTGAGCGTCGTCTTGCAGACGAGCGTCTTCAATATGGCATTCTATTTCGATTTCACGTATTTTTGGCATTTCGGGGATGGGGTTCGGAGCGTCAACCTGCGAAGCCTGAAGTACAACGCGAATCATCCGATACCTGTCGGGAATTTCACGAAAATCAAAAGCTTCCAGGAAGTTGACAATTATCTAGGGACACAGTCGGTGAATGAGCTTACAGTCGGCAACGCAGCCAGCGACTACAATCGGACATACGCGCGGACCGATGAATACTCCTGCGGTTCGCCTATCTTCAAATATGGGAATCTGTCTATCAAGAAAATGACGGATGTCATAACGGAGGGCAAGACGCACTGGTGCATCACGAACGCCGACAACGAGGTAATGTACTATGCCGAGAAACTTGACGACTCTTTCACTGGAACGGCTTTGGCGAGCAACGCGACAGGCATCCTGGTTATGAAGAATACTGTCATCGATGAAGTCTATGACCACGATGACGATGACAACAGCTCCAGCATCGGCTACTTGGCAGAACTGGAATACTCCAGGCCGAGACCGCCCGAGACAATTACCTATTACCAGGTGACGAACACGCCGGGGACCTCTGGCTCTACATCGAACAAATTCAAGGGCATCTATACCGACACTGGACAGACGAAGAACAGCAAGCCTATCTATTCCAATGGCGTTTATTATCTGTACTATTCAGGCACAACGTACAAATGGACATTCGGCACGTCCAAGACGAATCGCTACTACTACAACAAGAGCGACGTAATCACAGACACATACACCAAGTCCAGCGGAAGCACCCCAGTCCCGACAGTTGTCAAAGTGACGTCAGTCGTTTCCGGGACAATCACGTTCAGCGGACAGACCATCAATGTGACGCAGGGCGTGGCTATAGACCCCGCCATTCTGCTGTCGGCCTCCGCGTCGAATAATGCGCCTGTGACATTCTCCGCGACGAACGTCCCGACTGGCATCACGTTGACAAGCGCAGGCTATATCTACGGCACAATCAGCGGCAGCGAGAACGCGACTATGAGTGTTACAGCCTCTGCCGACGGTTGCCCCGACGTGACCGTCAGCATCGTCTTCAACGTGACGGCATCTGGCGGCGGTTCGGGTGAAGGTGGAGAAGGTGGAGAATCTGGCGGCGGAGAATCGGGTGGCGGCGGTGAAAGTGGAGGCGGCATCACCGTCACTGGCAACGCAACGGTTAACGGCACGTATACGCTCGACTCGAATCAGACAGGATACGGAAGCACCCCCGTCTACTACTGCTCCTCGACCGGCTACTACATTTCTAAACTTGAAGACGACGATACCCAACATTACTGGGTGTTTGCGCAGAATGTACCAGTGACTTATGCACAGCCATTTTCAGGTGGAGATTTTACCGAATGGATTTACAGCAATGCTTCTGATGTACCGACGGGCACGTGGCATAATGGTGCGACAGTGAGCATCTAGGTTGGTCCGGACACTGGTGATTCTGCCGGTGATAATATTAACTTCTAAAATGGAGGAAAAAATGAAAGAGTATTACAAGAAGAAGATGGAATACGCACGGCAGCAGATGGCATGTCTGTGCGAGAATCCCGTCGAAAATTCGTGGCGCGGAATGCAAGAGGCGCTTGCCTTTGTGCAGAAGAACGGCACACCTAACGACATCTCGAACGCAAAGTTAATCTCCGACATGTGGTCTCATTTCAATTGTGAACTGATGACACTCGAGGAGAACGAAAAGAACAACTAACAAAGAAGGAGAACAAAAAATGGAAGCTGTTGAAAACAAAAGCAACGCGCAAGAGAATCTGAACACCGTACTCGGCTCGATCGGCATTCTCGATGCCGATTGACTTCAACGTCATGGGCGTTGAGCTTGCCAAGGCGATTGACATCAAGATTGGCCAGTCCGACGTGGACAAATTCTTCAACGTGACGCTTCCTTCGGTGGCGAATAAATAGGAGCTTAAAATGAAAAACATTTTGATTATATTCTCTGTTGTTGTTGCCTTGATGTTGACGTCGTGCGGCCACAATCCTGCTTTTCTGGGAGCAGGAACGAAGCTCGATTTTGGCTCGCCGGAATATGGCCAGATCAGCTACTTCGACGGGCTCGGCGCAATCAGCATCGGAAAGGAAAACACGCGAATCACAATCGCGTCCGATTCCACCGCCGGCATATCGTTCGATCCAGCGACCAACACGCTCAAAGGCATTCGTGAAATGTCCATCGAGACGGGGCCGCAGCTCAACGGATACATAAAGGACGCGCCGCCCGAGACCGTCAAGGCGTATTATTCGGCGGTCAAGGCGTATTACCAGGCGAGGCAACCTGAGGCCACAATTCCAGCGGAGAAAAGCACCAAGGCCACGTCCGATGTCTCTTCCGTGGTAAAGAACGCCGTCGCCTCGCTGTACAGCAGAATCAAGTCTTCTGACGAACCGTTCGAGTGTAAGGACGGAAATTGCACGCTGACGGATTTGAAGGCAATCGGGACAACCAGCTATCATGCGGCCGTCGCTTCAAAACTCTTGACATACGCTGATGCCAGCGAAAAGCCAGCAGAGGAAGGGCAGCACACGAACTATGACAATTTAGTTGCCTTTGTGGCACGAATGGCCAAACTGCAAGCGGAAGGCAAATCAACGACTCGTCTGCGGATCAATTCGGCAACTGTCAAGGACAATAAGTTGACTGCGCTGGAAATCGGGTTTGAGAATAATGATGGCCAGTGGGAAACCTGCAACTGTGTGGAATGCATAGCATTCGACGACTAGGAGGATACTGATGCTGACGGCGAATGTCATAGGTCATACAGGGTGCGCGAAGTGCGCGATGCTGAATCGCCGCCTCGACGCCATCCTTGCGAACGAGCCGTACAGAAGCCGTTTCATTAAGGTCTATCACGACACCGAGTCTCCTGTCAGCATGGAAGCAAGGGAGGACGCTCTGGTGTTTTTCTGTCGAACCCAGTGCATAAACCCGAACCGCATACCAGCCTTGATAGTCACCGACGAGCAAGGCGAGTTCATCCAGCGTGACGGCAAGCCAAAGAACAACAGCCAGTTGTATCAGTTTGTCGGCATCCAGACAGACTATGCAGATGGAGGAGGAATCCTTCCTCCAGAGATAATTAAGGAAACTCTTGACGAGGCCTTGGAGGCTCAAAAATGACGAAGATCTCATGCCAAATATTGTTCGACAAAGAGCAGGGGACGCTAATTCGCACGCTAGAGCCTATCCCGTTTGAGCTTGACGGCAAGCAGTATGTTGTGCCTGCGGGCTTCATCTCTGACGGCATGAGCGTGCCACGACTGTTCTGGACGATGATTTCGCCGACCATCAACGCGGCTACTCTTGTGCCCAGCATCAAACATGATTGGATCTATAAAGAACATATCTGCTCACGTCTTGTGGCTGATGTGCTGTACGTCGCGGAGCTTGAGGCAAACGGGTTCCCTAAATGGAAGTGTGTGCTGACTTATATTGGTGTGACCTTCGGCGGGGGGAGGCATTGGAATGACTGACAACGAAAGAGACAAGCTATTAAATGCCATTGCGTCCGACGTTCGGCTCATTCGTGATCGTCAGGAGCGTGACTACAACACCATCTACGGGAGCGGAAACAAGTCCGGCCTCGTGGACGATGTCGCAAAGCTGAAGGAGGACATGCTGCTCATGAAGCAGGGGAAGTCGACATGGAGGACCGTCGTCCATTATATAGCGACAATCATCTCTGCTATTGTCTCCGGCGGCGTTGTCGGGTGGATTTCAACAACAATTGCAAAGTGATACTATGGCAAATCCGTTCTCATTCAAAAACCTTCTCTTCCCGCTCGGCGGACTGGACAGGAAGCTGGCGTACCAGAGCCAGCCGCCATACACGACGCTCGACGCACTGAACGTTCGTCCGTATCGAATGGAGTCAAGGCGCATGTCGGGAGGTTCTCGTCCTGGCGTCGTCCACTGGGGCGGCAATCTTGGAGCTAAGGTCAACATGCTTGCGCTTGCGAGAGGATCGATGTTGCGCTGGCGTCCAGCCTCCAGCGGAACGGCGGTCACTGGTGACGTTGGCTCTCTGCCTTTGCAGAAGACCATATTCGACGATTTCAAGGGAGGCACGCTTTCAGCAAGCTGGACCACGATGGACGGATGCTCGAGACCTTTCGTTGACGACAACCCGCCGAACGGCAAGTATGCATCTCCGGTCGGAGCCGTCTACAAGACCGTAAACGCAGTCGACACAACCAAGCGAATTGAATGCTCGATGACATGGCAGCAGATTCCGCAGGCAGGATACAAAGGCAAATATGCTCTTCTGTGCGGGGCGTCCACGGAATCTGCCAGCGAGGGAATATATGCCGAGATCACGTTCGGAGAAGGCGTCTCCGTTTCCGTCAAGGTCAACGGCGTGTCGCAGGGAACGGAGACTCCAGATGGGACGGCCGACACCATCGGCATCAGGCTGGAGGGTGACGGAGATTGGAGCGTCAGCTACGGTTCGGAGGTTCTGTTCTCAGGATCGTCGGCGACTGTTCCAGGGACTCGTTTCGGCTTCCGTCTCGAG